AGGTAGTATACAAACAGGTGCAGTACAAACACTTGCTGTAGGAACAAGTGGAACTGATTTTGATATAGTATCAAGTGGTAATACGCAAACATTTAATATACCAACTGCTTCAGCATCTAACAGAGGTGCATTGTCATCTGCTGATTGGACTGCTTTTAATGCGTTAAGGGTAGAAGAAGTAAACCTACAAGACATAGGTACTGCTTTGCCTGCATCAACATACACTATTGTATTAGATGCAAAATATGCAAGGACAATAAATGAATTAACAGTAGATGCAGGAGCAGGAACTTGCACACTTACAATGAATATTAACGGAACACCTGTAACAGGAATAAGTGCAGTATCAGTAAGTACAACAGAAGCGACCTATACTGCAACTGCGGCTAATGCAATAGCAGTAGGTGATACAGTTACAATAGTAACTACATCAAATAGTGGACTTGCTAATTTACAAATTACAGTTAAAACAACGAGGTAATGAGTAACATTATATTCATAAGAAGGCAATCAACTCCTGCTTACAACCCCCTCACATTAGCGTGGATAGCAGCAACATCGGAAACCGACACAACTATTTTAAATGCTTTAAACACATTTGAGGCTGGACTTATTGCGAATAGTTTGACAACTAAATTCAATGCTATATATCCTTTTGTTGGAGGTAATTCATTTAAACACTCTTTTAATTTTATCAACACTTTAACTTTTCAACTTACATTTATGGGCAGTTGGGTACACAATGCAAATGGTGCTTTGGTGAATGGCTCAACTGCCTATGCAATCACTAATATTATTCCAAACACTCATTTATTAAAAGACGACAATCATTTAAGTTGTTACAATGGAATAATATCTAATGCTGGTACTGATATTGGAGCATTCTCTACACTACCAACAAGAGTTTTAGAATTAGATACAAGAACTTCTACTTTATTTAGATACTTTGGAAATGATGCAACAACACTTCAAGTGGCAACTGCTGATAATAGAGGGTGGTCGTTAGGTACAAGAACGGCATCGACAACTAAAACTATTTATAAAAATGGTGTTAGTGTTGGGACTAATAGCGTTGCTTCTGTTGGACTGCCAATAGTGCAAATTTATTTAGGAACAAGAAATGTTGATGGTGTAGCCAGCGTTCCAAGTTCTGCTGCAAGGCATCAATTTGACTCAATAGGCAGCGGTTTAACTGCTGGAGATGCATCAACATTGTACACATTAATTCAAACAATGCAAACAAGTTTATTTAGAAATGTATAAGATGAAGCTAACACAACTAACAGAAGAAGAAAAGTTTACTTATGTAGGCTTACTTACTGAATTACAAAAAGATGAATTAGTGGGGCAGTTATATGCGCCACGCTCATATTACAATCCTGTTCAAGATTTTTACGATAATTGGATAATATCTGTTGGGGAAATTGAACAAACAACAACATTAGAATTTATGTGGCTAAAGGACTTGCCTTTGATACTTTTTGTTCCTAAAGAAATTACACTATGATTCATTCCCACCACCCTGACAATAGCATATTAGTCATCATTACAAGCGTTATCATTCAAGCAGGTGTATGGACTTCGGATTGGTTTGGTAATATGAATTTAGTCGGCATCTACGATACCATTTATGACTTTGCAAAGTTAGGTGCATTAGTAGTGTCAATGTGGGCATCGTACAGAGTAGCCAAGAAAAACAAGAATGACTAATCAAGAAATAGTTGCACTTAAGCCTTTGATATTAGTACTTATTATTTTGTTAGTTTATCTTATTGCAATGCTTTATCAATACAGAGAAATCGCAAAGAATGTAGGTCGCTTCTTCAAGGGCGGTGTGATAGCCTTGTTAGTTACGCTGGGTATTATAGATGATAAATAACAAAGCCCTCACATTTCTGCAAGGGCTATGAACTAACTAACATTGAACAGGGCAAATGTACAATTAAAATTTAAAGTACCAAACTTTTATTTTTATTTCTTTTAAATTAAAAAGCCCCAACAATGGCGAGTAGGAGGTCGCTAAAGTCAAGGCTCTTGTGCTTTTACACAACGCTGCAAATATAGTATATTATTTTAATCCAACAAACAACCAAAGAATAAACATTGCCCCACCAACACACCACGCTGCTATTTTACCTCTTTTTTGTTGTTTTGTTTCTTGCTTGCTTACTTTTAAAAGTAACGAATCCGTTAGGTTTTCCGCTTTGTAAGTAACTATTAAACTATCCTTAATAGTTGATACCGAATCGCATATTTGAAACGCAGTAAATAACGCTGCATAACTTGAATCTTTAACATTGATTATCTCATCACATAGAACAAACACCGTGTCACAATCTTTTGGCAATGTGTGACGCATTTTCTTAAGTAAAGCTATATTAGTGTTGGTTAATGATATTTCACGTTGTCTAATGCTATCTTTTGCGTTATTTGCAACCTGCAATCTTCGGTTGACTGATTCCAACTGGTTAAGTAGAATAGCCTGCTCAATGCCGAATTGCTTTTTAATCATTTCCGCTTCTGCTTTGTAATCAAATGGAATAGTTTTCGGTTTCTCTTTGGCGCAATGGTTTAAGCCGATTATTAATAGCAGGCATAGGACTGCGAATGTAATAAGTTGGTGTTGTGTTTTCATTTTGTTTTTTTTAGCACCAATCCCCATCAATAACCGCAGTTCTTGTAGGTTTTTCGGTTGTAAATTTGGTTAAAAACTTTGTATTAATCAATAAGAACGTAGCAGCCAAACCACCCCAAAACGCTTGCTTTAAACTAATTAATCCTTGCGTTTCAGCCAATGCTAACGATGTTTGTATGAATGGCAGCAAAACATAGATTAAGTAGTCTGCAATCTTTTTTAACTGTTTGTTGTCGGGGCTTCTGTATTTTTGTTTTAGATTCATATTAGTTAATTATTGTCCACTCAAATTTACCCTTTAAATTCCATTCCAACAAGGGCATAATCAAATCATTTTTATCTTTCCTACGAAAGTAAACGTGGTCTATCTTTCTGCCACCTATTGCAATGAAATCAATCTTTTCAAAGGTAATTATTTCGTTACCATTAGTGTAGCGTGTGTTGCGTGTCATACGATGGTAAGTATTATATTTTAGCTAACTGAAAGTGCATTCCATCAAGCCTTTGCCAATCGCCTCCCCAGTCAAAGCCAGCATCCTTAAAGCATTGAACAAACGCTTTAGATAGTACAGGCTTTTTATTTAATCCGTTCCACGCTGCATTGACATCAATTGCAATCCCCCAAGAATGTAAACTCATAGATTTAAGCCCTCTCATTTTGCGAATATTAAAACAGCCGTCCCACGTTTTTAATTCAGACACGCAATTACTTTCAATTAAATTCTTGAATGCTTGCGATAGTGGTGCAACTAAATCTTTGTTGCAATACAATCTTTTAGGAATTACACCTATTTCTAATTCACTTGGAACATCCCATAAAACCATATGTTTTTCTGTTTCTGCTGCTCCATATTTTAATAAGCAATCTTTACTTGTTACCATATTATTTATTTTTAAATTGTTCAAACCTTAATCACATAAAAACAAACATAATAAAGGTATTAGTATCATTATCCATACTATTATATGTTGTTGAGTGTCATATTTATTCATATTATTATTTTTTAAATTGTTCAAACCATTCTGTTAAGGTCAATTTACTGCCTTTAAATAGTTCATCAGTATGTTCACATAAAATATGATAAACTTCTTCTTTACTATATTTAGTGTCTTTACTATCTTCTTGACATTTAGTATATCCTGCAATGTAACTACGTTTTGCAATATACCTATTCGCCCCTTGTTTATAGTCATCTGACCAACTATCAGCTAACTTTTCTATTTCATCTTTTGGCTTCATATACCTTGAAAATTATTTTGATTAGATTTCATTCCAGCTATCCAAGCATCTTCTATCTGCTCCTTTTCCATTGCTTTGGCTTGTTGTATAATACCATTAGGTTCAACTATTGTGCTTCTACTTTGTATTTCTTCCATAAGTTTATAGATGTATTTTGAACTTGATAATTGCTCAACCAACCATTCTACTGCTGTGACTGATTTCATATTATTATTTTTTAAATTACAAAAGCATTCGTGTATGTCATTCGAGCCATAACAAGCGCATCCTTTTGGTTTTATTTGTCTTGTGGGCATCGTACTGTTTTTTTAAATTGTTTATACTCTTTACTCGTATGGCAGCTATTGAAAAGCAACCACATTGTTAGTATTAATATTATTTTAATCATATTATTAATCAGTACAAAATCCTGCTTGACATCCGCTGCCAGTTCCAAAGTTAAAATCGGTTTGCAATCCTATAGTTTTAATTTGTGCAAAGGTAGCCTCTTTTTTCCATTTAGATTTTTTTTCTTGGTCTGAAAACCATTGCATCTTTTCTGTTTCCAAATCCCAATTTTTTCTTAATTGTTGCAATGGCTTATGGAAGCAACCTACACAATTACTATCTTTAGGAAAAACTAAGTTAGTTGTGTTTGCCCACTTTACAACATCAAAATGATTTACTTTATCATCTATCAATGGGAAATAACCCTCCCTCCATTCTATTTCTCCCCACTTATTTCTTAATCCGTTTTTTGATTTACCAATAACTCCTTTAAATGATGTGCTTAATTTATCGGCTCTTTCCTTTTCATCGTATCTAAAACCTATACCCATCTTTACCTTTTCGCCTATATTTTTAAACCACCAGTCCCAAATTGGGCGCATCTTCATTTCAGTTGTGCAAAACCTCCACTCCATATTTGGCATTGCGCTTTTCTTTTTCATCATTTTTTCAAATGATAGTCCGTGTACCCAAATAATTTCTTGACCTATCATTTGCTCCAAGTCAATAACTGCCTTTAATGTCAAATCACTTTCAGCAGTTGCAATAAATTCTTCTCCTATTTTATCGGATATAAATTTTACAAGTGCTTTATCTTTTGGGGCGCATTTTACATCATCAATTTTAACAAGAGCAAATAGATTATAATCAGCAGGGTAATGTGCCGCTAAATAAGAACTTGTCTTACCACCACTTAAACTATTTATTGTTTTCATTAGCTTACTTTTAGATTCATTATCTTAATATCAATAGGCACTTCTATGCCCTCTACACCATCTTTCTCTGCGTAAGGGTACAATAGATACCCAATCGGAAAAGAACACTTCGGTGCTACTCTAAAAACGTAACCTTCATTAGCCTTGCACTCTATGTAGTCATTCCAACGCAACTCACATTTAACAAGTTCACCGATGTAATACCTACTGATTCGCTGAACGATGCGTTTACCTTTGATGTAGGCATAAAAGTATAAAACGCAGTAGTCATTCTCCTTTCGGATACCAAGTCTAATGCTATTGTAGTGATGCGAACCTCTGCTGAAGCCTATAACCTTTTGCACCCCATCTGACTTTTCAATGTCGGGTACAATGAATTCGCACGTTAATCTTTTTGGTTTAAATAGTAGTTTCATTTCTTCATCCATTGCTGCATAAAACCTGCTCCACATACAGCACTAACAAGTGATGCCCATAGTGAAATGGTAAAGGTTACGAACTCGGAATTGCCATAATAGATGCCAGTCATAGCGAATTTAACTGACCAACAAGAAAGAAATAATCCTGCTACCGCCCAAAGGATTAATGATGTTTTTACTTTTGTTTTCATAGTGTTTAAATTAAATTGCAAATATATCTTTTTATTTAAATTGTTTCTACGTTTAGTGTATTTTTAATAATATCCCTAACCGTCTTTGCCGACCATCTCCCACCCTTCTTGCTGGGTATGTTAGTATCGTTTAGATGCCTTGCAATTCCGTTAAGGGATAGGTTGCCATTGTGCCATCTTAAAATTTGTTTTATCACAAACTGCTCTCCCTCGTTAGGTATAAGTTTACCATCAATAATCTTTCCATTGCTGCCCCTCTCACCTACGTTGTCGTATCCAAAGACTTCTGCTGAGTATGTCTTCCTACTTTCCTTCCTAAACTTTAAGTTCTTAACTGTCCTTTCAGATATAGTGTCCTTCTCTAACTCTGCGGTTGCCATCATCATATAAAGCATAAACTTTGTATGCGGTGTTTTCATATCTATTGGTGTTTCTCCAAGGTTTAAAAAGTAAATAGATACTCCAAGTTCAAACCAATCAGAAATCGTGTTTACTGCGTCTTTAAGTGAGCGAAACATTCTATCGTGCTTTGCGCAGATAATTACATCTCCCTTTTTTATTTCAGAAAGTTTACTTCCTGCTGGTCTTTCTAATATAAGTTTGCCTCCGCTGACATCTGTGTCAGTTAGCTTTACTACTTCTGTATACTCCTTACGTTGACAGAATTGACTTAACAATTGTTCTTGTTGTTCCGATGAACTATCTTGTAGGTTTGTTGATGTTCTACTATAGGTATAAATCATTGTTAGTTAGTTTTAAAAAACCCCAACCCAATGATACTGCGTGTCACAGAGGTAGTGCATTGTAGTTATTTGTTGGGTGGGGTTTATGTTAGTTTACTTTGTAATAAAATCTATCGTTTACTCTGATGATGTTTGCCTTCTCAAGGTTTGAGCAAGACTTTATATCTCTGCACTTGTTGTGCTTCATCTGATAATAAAAGTACTCAATCTCATCCATAATGGTGGCATTGTTAAGCAGTTCAATATACAAATCTCTTTCGGGAGCTGCCTTCTCTACCGCCAATAGAATCCTATCGCAAGTTTCCTCATCCTTCTTTATAGGCTCTACTCTGAACCTGTCCTCCAATGGCAAGGGATATTCTGACCAAGTGTCTGAACCCCAGTCCTCCTTCTTTGTTAGGTAGGTACATAGTGCGCCCTCCTCTCCCTTTACTGACATAATCTGCATCTGTATTTGTGCAAAGTAGCTTGGCTTTATCTTCTCAATTTGCTCAAGGTAGGTGTCAATCTCAAAGGGACACTTGATATCTATCGGGTAGTTTCCTAACCACACGCAGTCTGGACTTGAACCACAATTCTTGTTGATGGGAATGTAGCTATCTACCCATTGCACTCCCTTGTAGAGAGGCTTAAGAACAAACTCATACGCATTCATTTGGTTAGCTATGCCGTGCTTCATTGCTGCCGTATCAAGTTGAGGTCTCTTGCCTATAACAACCTCGGTTGCTACCTCAAGGATGTAACTCTTCCTTGTAGCACCACCACCACCTGCTAATAGTCGGGATATGTTGCTTGCTGAAAAGCAGCCTACTCTTTCTTCTGCGTTATCCATTGATTTCTGTTTTTTGTTTAATAAATATTGCCTTCACGTTGCTCTCCAGACCCTTTGGTATGGTTGGCTCAATCTTATTAAATAGGATAGTCAACGAGTCCATATCGGCAATCTTCTTTACCTTTATAGTCACCTCGTTTAAGAACCTTGCAGATACATCATCAATAGTCTTGGGAGTTGTTACGATGCTTACATCACTACGATTTAAGTCCTTGCCAAATATCTTTCCATTGAACTCAATTGCGTCCTTGAATGCTAAACTCTTGGCTAATGGGAATGCCATCTCTGATGGTTGTGTCTTGCTGATTTGCGCTGACCCTACACCATCGTGAAACATTCCATCTCCATAGTTTACCCTTACCGTGACTACCGCCCTGTTCTCTGCTGATATAACACTTCTAATTTCTATCTTGATGTTGTCATATAGCCTTGTAAGTAAGAACTCAACTCGCTCAATAGGTAGGTACATAAACCCTCTAACTTGTGGGTGTTCCTTCAGCCACTCTTTCCTTGGCTCGGAGTTAAGGATTTCATCAAGGTTCTCTACTCCCTTGATGAATCCTACTCCATTGTATAGTTTTTCCAATGTCAGTATCATAGCGACTTTATAAGTTCTTGTTTAGTTTCAAAAGCAAATTCTTCCTTAACTGATTCAAACTTGATAGCACCGCTTGTGCCAACATTAATCATATACCTAATCGTTGTTAGATTTTCATAAACCTCTATGTCAACCTTATAGATTGGTGCTTCGATTACCTTTCCGTTAAAGTAAAACCAAATCATATCGTTAACTGAGTACTTTGTTTCAATTTTCATATTGTTGTTTGTTAGTTGTTAGTAATTAAAATGGAAGCGAATCATCTTCTTGAATAGCAGCCTTTTGTGTGCTTTTCTTTGGTGCTGACTTCTGCTCATAACCTGCAAAGTTTTTGTCATTAGCTGCGGCAAACTTGTCCACCAAACTTCTGTAAAACTTACGCAACTTGATTTGATAAACCTTATAGTCATCAGCATCCATATTGTCATCACCTACTGGTCTGTCCTTCGGCTCTTCCTTGGTGTAGAATGGTTGAATCTTGTCATCTCCTTGCTTGATAGACACACCTATAATCTTCATTGGCTCTCCCTTTCTATTCTTCTTCACCTTGTCCTCAAAGTCAAATGGAGTGAACGTGTAGAATTGGTTTAGCTTTAAGTTTGGCAGCCTCACTATGAAGCTATCACCATAGTTTGAATCACAAGGAATAGATAGCTTGTAAGTAGTTCCTACATCATCAATAGTTATGATGTACTCGTTAGCCTTCAACTTCTCATTCATCTTGCACTCAACATTAATCAATGCGCCAGTTAGGTTGGGGTAATGTCTTTCCCATACCACTACATCGTTCTTGTTTGTTCTGCTTACTGCACCCTCATCACCTTCCTTGGCTCTGATTGATAATTTACCGCCTACGATGTTTACATACGTAGTGCTTCCGCTTGTTTTTTGTTCTCCGAATCCCATTGTTTAATAGATTAAAGTTTATAAATTAATAATACACAAATGTAAGCCATAGGTATTTGATTTACTAATGCTTACGTTAATTTAGAATGATTATAAATTAGTCCTCGATTAGATTAAAGCTATGCTTCGTATCATCCTCAATAAAATTAATTAAGGGTATCACTTCCCTCTGC